TCATCTACAAGACAGCAGATAATCAGCCGCTCCATGAAGTCATCGGCAACCTTCCCCTTCGTGCTAATGGATGATTGAAACTGTTGTCGATCCTTCGCAGACATCGTTTTGATACGCACAGACCCGCCCCATTCGGGAACCTCGACATCTGCAAACCTCTTGTCGTCAGCCTGAATAATCTGATCTTTCGTCAACATAACTAATCTCCTTATTGTATTAACCAGTTCACTTCGCCATTTATGCAGTTGATGCCGTTGAATAAACAACCGGCCCCGAAATTTCAATTACTGCATTAGCTGTAACCTTATTGTCCACTGCTCCTGAAACGCTAAATGACATCGGGTACCCTCTGAAATGGCACCACGATGGGAATGAAGCGGCGCCGGTTGCCCTATCCGTGAATAGAATTGCATAGATATTAGATTTTCTTGCGGCACGATCAGCGATCAATTTCTGCTGTCCATAGTCTGTAGCGTTGAAGTTCATTGTTATTGACAGCTGGCCCTCGTCGCGGAGTCCAACCATCTTCTCCTTCGCGGTGCTCTGGATTGATGTGATATCGATTACCGCTCCAGCCCCACCAGGCCCAGTGAAGTCAGTAATCTCTCCTATAAACGTAGAACCAAACCCCCACAGACTTGCAACCGTCGTACCGGTAGTCCGAAAATTTCCATAAATATTGATTATGCTGCTCGCGGCTCCAGCTAATGATTTTATCCTATAAAAATCTGTACTTCTTTCGGATAGCAGCAAAAACATACCAGTCGAAAATCCGGCCTCTACAAAGGAAGCACCAACACCAATAACCGCTGTTGCTGTGATATCTATTGTCCTAGATGTAGATACATCTGCTGTTGATGATAACCTAAGAATCTGTACCCCCTGGGTTTCCATTGCCATGATATAATCCCTCCTTTACACAGCGGTCGTATAAGTTACAGCCCCACTAATCTCAATCACTGCATTTGCCGTAATCTTGTTGTCCACGGCCCCGGCAATACTAAATTGCATTGCGTACCCTTGAAAATCACAACCATGCGTTGCAGCATCATTGAATTTTAGAACATATGTACGCTTTGTTCTTGAGGCACGATCCGAAATAAAAGCAATCTGACCCACATCTGTCGCAACAAAGTTCATTGTCATTGACAGCTGGCCTTCGTCGCGGAGGCCAACCATCTTCTCCTTCGCGGTGCTCCCCAAGTGGGTAATATCGATTACCGCGGCCGCTCCTCCTGGCCCTGTGAAGTCGGTCACTTCTCCAATTTTTGTATCTGTCGTTCTAACAATTCCGTTGGTTGATGTATAAATTGCACATCCCTGAGCTTCATATGCCATGTTGATATCCTCCTAATAGTTTAATTGTTAGCCGAGCAACCCTTGTATCTTTAGATATGTTTCTAGTTGCGCCATCCTAGTCTGTAGATTCGCAATTACGGCGAGTACCGTGTTCGCCTCATCTTTATCCTTGAACGCAAAGGCTCCAGTAACCGAATTTACGAAGTCCTGAATCGCATAGTCCGCAGTCGGAGCCGTATGTGTAATTGCTGTTAGTTGAGCAGTCATTACAGACCGTGTAGATGGAGAAGTCCCAAAGAACGAAATCTTTTCAGTACTAGATGTCCCTATCTGCATTTCATTATCGTCTGGAATGATTTTAGCAGTAACCAATTGCTTTATGTATACGTTCCCATGATTATCAAACCTAATCAAACCCTGAGAACCCGGAACTTGATTCATGGTTATCTCCTTTATTCGTGATTCCAAATTGATATATCTATAGTTCTAGCATACAGTCCGATATCATCATCATATTCATCTATAGGTGATTCCTGAGCCACGATCTTAAACCGGGTAGATGACGTAAGTGCGCCTATCATAAGGTCCGTAATCTCACGCCTCTTGTCTATCGCCGTTGCGTATATATCAAACTGAATCCGAGCGTTCTCCAGGCCGCAATATCCACTCAGTGAATTATGCCTCGTCCCAGAAATCCGATGGTAAACAATCGTAGGAACCTTTGCGCCCTGGACAGCGTGATCTGGGTATATACTTGTCCCAATCTCTGCAACTAGCGTTGCGCTCGTCGTAAGGGTCGCATAAATCTTTGACTCAAGACCCATTATGTTTCCTCTGGCTCAACGCCCATAAGAGTCTGCCATTTCTCAAGTCGTCTATTATACAATTTCCCCATTCTATCAATTGCCTTCGCTACGTTCTCTTCAAATGCAGGTCTCATAAATGGATGTGGCTTTGCGCCTGGATGAATGACGTTCCAAAAGAACTCTCCACTTTCTTTAATAAACATCACCTTCTTTTTCTTTCCGCTTCTCTTACTACTCCTCGGTTCGTAGTGCATTCTAGTTCCAAACTCAACTAGATGTGCATGTCGGCCTCTGTATTTGTCTTTCAATTTCTTTCTGGTAGTTACTACATATAAAATGTGTGGGCCCTTAGAAATCTGCTTAACAGATATACTCTCTTTCAATGTTCCAGTTTTAACAGGAACCTCTTCCTTAGCTGCTTTCTTGAATAGATTCGCTCCAGATCGAGTCATTGCGATAGCTGCTTCGTGCTCTGCTATCTTTCCAATCTTCTTCAGATTATCTCTTAATTTTGTTAGACCCATGATCTGAACTGTCTCTGCCATTAAACTGTCCTCTGTCCTAATATCTCTAACCCTCTCCGTTCATCATCTGTATCTATTACAGATTTAATGTCATACTCTTTGCTATCCGTATGATCAAATACTCTGCATTGGATAGTTACTAGCGAAGAATACCTGAGAATAAATTTTGTTGTAATGTCTCCCCACCTTTCATTCATCGAGAAAAGTTCACGTCCACTAACAGGTTGTACGTCAGCCCATACGGAATCTAATATCGTAGTCCATGTAAATATCGGTTCTCCGTCCGTACTCCTACTGGTGACCGATGGACTTCTTATGCTTATGATTCTGTTTAGTTTTCCTGCTCTCATGCGGTTGGCAACCTATAAGGATCTAGTAGTCCGTCAACGAAGTCTCGTTTTAGTTCACTCATGATCGTATCAGTAATCATTGGTTCCCGGTACTCGTACATTTGCCCAACACGCATCTGTATCCACTGCCTGATTGCTGCCGGAACAATCGTTGTAGGAGTAGTGAGACTGCTATATCCAGATCGATATATAATATGAACGGACCCAGGAGCGTCCTCTACATCGTCTGGCCATTCCCCATTATATGGGAGACGGATGATCGCTGGTTCAGATCTATAATCGACTACATAGCAGGTACTCGGAAGAGTTGTGGAATCCCCGGTAGATTTTCTATAGGTGATAACTACATCTGCAATCGATGTGGTAAGCGGCGCCCCCATCGGCAATTCAATGATTTTCGATTCGAACCCGTCGAGAGTGAGTTCCCATTCTGTATTAATTAGGGATCGTTTTGTGATTTGCTCGGCAACCTGTCTTGCTGCGGTAATATAACCTAATAGAAGGGGATCTTCATTGGTGTGAGAAATTCTAAGAAATGTTTTTATCTCCTCAACTGTGACTGGCTCTCTCGTCGAGATCGAGGATATCCTGAAAGTATACATTGTTTCGTCTCCCATTCGCAGGGGCAGAGGTCTTCGTTTCTACGGAACGGACATGAGCCTATCGACCGTCTACCCCTCCTCTCGTATGGTTCTAGGGCCTCCGTCTCTAGCAGATCGCCCCATCCCCTATGTACGCGCACGCGCCTCATGTCACCCGCCAGTCACGTTCTTGTAAATCTTGTCGATCTCGGCAGTCGCAGCCAGGGCTCCGTTGTACTCGAACATCTTCCTCTGAGCCAACTGCATCTCCTGCTCACTCTTCGCCCTGCGCTCGTGCATGGATTTCTGCATAGCTGAAATCTTATTCCTGAACGGTAGTTCGATAGGTTCTTGAGCACCATACAGGAACCGTGTCTTCAGCAAGTCGCAGGTATCAGGGATGAACACCTTGATGCCCTTGCCCACAGCCATCCCGAGGAAGTACTCGCACGAGGGGCGCTGGTGGAAATACTCCGAGTTGTGCGATAAGAAACCCTCGGCAACAAAAGTATTGCTGTCGGTTTCTATTCCAATAACTTCACGTTCCCCGGCTGATTCTACAGATACAACGGCCACATCTTCCTTGGATTGGCAAACTCCAAGACGCTCAACTGCGAAATTGTTTAATAGACGTTGTGGTCTGATCTGCCCTAGAAAACGCATAATCCCAGATCTACCACCAAGAATACTGACGGTTTTTACACAGTCACCATCCTTTACACTAAATCCGAATCCCTGCTCAGCAAGTTGGTTTGTCACAGTTTCAAGCATAGCATTGTCTTTTTGTGAGAACGAACAAGTAAATACATAACTTCCCTCAAAAGATGTTCCATGCCTAGCACTTTGAGCAATACAACCCTCTCCGTCAAAAGCAGCACTTAAATATCCAGACCCCCATGTATTCTTTGATTCCCATGGATCAACTGCTTTTACAATTCTTGTAGGTCTGTCTTTTCTGTGCCACCTAGTAATGAGTTCGTCTGTCGTTTTCCATCTATTGACGTTTTCTCCGTGGGTAAGCCACCCATGTTTATCGGACGCAAGGAATGATGTTCCATCCTCAAGCTGAACAACTGAACATGGTTTCAATACAGGAGAGATCTTCGTAACAATCGTTTTTCTCCATTTCCTGGATCTTCCATCAAATGGGTATTCATCAAATCCTAGCAATTCGTCCCCGATATTCAGATCACCGCATGGAACCCACCTGAGATCCGATGTTAGAACTCGTGAATCTGCTCCAAGGCAGTCAACCGCCATATCTACTCCGTAAATATGAATCTCCTTGAATCCTTCAGCCATAGCCAATGATATTTCCCAAGAAATCGTATTGGTGTAATAATTTCCGAATGCCTGCGCCAGTGCTGCGAACGGGAACATGATTGCATTAGGGACAAGAGGAATAGCCTGTTGCATATATATCGGGAACGGAAGTTTCCCAAGAGCTTCAAGATATTTGTCAACCGGCATTCCTCTGAAATCCTGCTTCCCTCGCCTGAACCATTTGCCGCCTTCCTGACTGAACTGGTGAATATCGAACCACCTCGTGAACGGTTTCTGGAACGTCAGGAACAGATTGTTAACTCCCCAGAACTCGAATTCTTCCGTCAGATGCCAAGGAGCCTCGCTCTTTGAATCCGCACAACCGATGATAGCAACCTTCTCTTTCTTTGGAACCTGCGTGATCTGAGAAACCGCATTTACAAATTCCATCTGATATCTCCTCGTCATAGAAAGTGGATATGGGGGAGGCCCACTATGGACACTCCCCCTCTAGCCCATTAGGAACTCAGTTTGCCGACAAATCCGCTAGGCATATACCTACCTTGTGAACGAATAACAGTGATATTAACTCCACCAGCCTGAGCGCAAGAGGACATCTTGACACCGATGAACCTCTTGTTGAGAGTACTCGTAAGCTGATCGGATCGAATGTCAAATCCACAGGCAATCTCCCCAGGCATGGCAAGAATTGTCTCCGTGGATGCCGTATTGCTGAAGAACCAGCATCCCTTGTTTGCATTCGCGATCTGGATCGACATGGAGTTTGTGCTTGGGGTAGAGAAGTTGAACATATTCGGACCACCGATACAGACCTGTGTTGACGCAAGAATCGCTCTGATATTGTCAAGGCACAGTGTCTCTCCGGTATTGGCACTTGAATCGATCGCGCTACCAGATCCGAAATATGCAGCCGTTGCTTTGATATTGGTGTTTGTGGCACCAACTGCGATCATGGTCGCCAGACTTGAGAATGTGAAAGTTACAATGTCCGTCCCAAGCCCGATATGGAATGTCTCTCCAGTAGTTGTTCCAGTACCCATTTTCAAGAAGACGGTCTTGCAACCGATGTTAGCCGCAATTGCCGTATTCCCCAAAGACCCGATCACGATTCCGGTCTTAGCTCCGCACGCGGAAGTCATTGCCGCAGTTACAGCAGAGGTTTCCATGAGATCTACCCATACGGTTGATAGAGTGGCAATAGAGGCAGGTCTGAGACCGATACTCACACCAATGAACGCCCTATCAAATCCACTCATATCATATGGAGCAGAAGTCGTACCTCCAGTTGTACTTGCCACCATGGTTTCGAAATCAATTTTCAAGGTTTCGCTTAGTTTCCCGTTGTTAATCATTTCCTATTCCTCCTTTATCAAATTATTAGTTAAGCACAACGAATGGGCTCACGGTGTTAGCTACGGACCCTTCCAGGCCCAGAGGAGCGTTCAGCCAGCTCTGCCCGTCCACGTTCCAGAAGATCTTGATGACCGTCTTATTGGTCGTGAAGTAGACATGAGGACTCGCAGCCACAAATGGGCCGGACCCGTCCTTGATGAGATAGTAGCTAAGGTCTACCAGGATGAGGTCACCTCTAGTCCCAAGCGCTACGGACCTCTCCGCGAAATACAGAGGAATTCCGTAAAGTGTACCCGGAGGCGATCCTGCAATACCCGTAAGGACAGGCAACCAGATCAAATGGTTTCCGGCATCTACCATCCCGATCAGCTGCGGGAGAATAGTCTGACTCGCAATCCATGCGAAGTTCCCGCCAAATTTAATGCGTGAGTACATGTTGTTGATGTCTGCAATCACGACTGCGCCCGCGCCCGCGCGAAATACATCAATCCTTGCCGGAGAGTTAATAACTCCCTGTGGCTGCCCAATGCCTGACCCGCTATAGAAAGCCGTGTCCTCTGCGCCCCTCATCGCCAGACGAAGCATCTGCGTTATAAGAGCGTCGGCAGAGGTCCAGTTCCTGATCAACTTATCGGATAGGATCGTATGCGCTGCAACCTCGTGAGGAGTAAGGCATACCTCGCGCAGGCGCAGGTCCGTCTCCGGCTTCGTAGCTCCTTCTGCGATCCACTGAACCACCATGCCACCATAGATGTTTCTCGCCGGACCCTGATCCAAACAAGGCATTGTTACCGAAGCATCGGGAGGAGTTCCTGCCGGAATCACCGTACACCTGGGCCGGAAGATCTCAGCCTGAGCATCAACCATTCTCAGTGTAGGCAGGAACTGGTTAGGAACCGCAAACCCACCCTCTACACCGACACCCATGGACTGCTCACGTTTCTCTGCATTTACCTCTACATAATTCAGTCTGGAATCGTTTTCGTTGAACCGGACCGAATACACGAACTCCCCAAGACTTTGAAATTCCTTGGGAGCTTCTGCCCTGATCGAAGTCCTGATTGTAGCCTTCGGAGCATCAAGGACGATATTGTCCTGAATCAACTTCCTGGTTCTTTCCTCCTCCTTCTTGGAACCGTCAACCGCCTTGTCGAGTTCTGTATACTGTTTTTCCTCATCCGCGGTAAGATCCCTCTTTTCCGTGTCAGCTGCATCCAGCATCACCTTCATCTTATCCGTCGCGTCACTTCTCTCTTTGATAAGATTGGACAGTCTTTCCTGAAGAGTCATTGTTCTTCCTCCTTGTTACGTTTTCCGCAGAAGAGCTAATCTCATCCTGCGTTGTTTCATTGCCCTCTGAATTTCATCCCTACCAATGCGTGACCGTAAAGAAACGTCCGTTGCCTCGTAAAATGGATATGTCACCGGAGACACATCGAATAGCCGCACCTTCTTGAGCACTCTGATATCGTCCTCACCCTCTGTTTCCCATCCTGCGTC